AATGCGTGTTAGTCGCAGAATGTAGCAATGTAGCTACGAATAATGCACAATTTTCCATAGAATCTCCTTTACATACCCAATTATATTAGGTTTTTTGCAAAATCCATACACTCCAATAAGGGTAGGCGTTAAAAAAGTTATCGTCTTTATCTTCTGTTGGTTTGTATTTAGACCTAACAAATTTGTTATAGGCTTCCACATCAAACATAAATCCATGCTTTTGAAATAGTCTGTACCAGTATTCAATGGGCTGAATATTGCAATGTGTAGGGTCGCCCATATACATTTCTTTGGTTTCCCCATCCTTTACGGCATCTAGACAAATAAACAAACGCCCTGATTTCTTGATAATTCTTGAAAATTCTTGAAGAATGGCATCCATCTGTTCTTCGGGGATATGCTCTAAGACTTGGGCGGTATGCACCAAATCAACACTTTCAGATAGGGCGGGGGTGTCAGCAATAGACCCACAAACCAGTTCATTGGCGTAATACTCAAAGTGGGTACGACCTAACCCAATCATGGCATCATTTAAATCTACCCCTAAAACACGCATATTGAGCTTATGAAAGCCTTTTAGGATAGAACCACACGCACACCCAGCATCTACAACAAAGCCGTCACGAGGCGTTTTACAGGCTTCTACGACCATTTTGGCGTATTCTTCTTGCCAGTAGCCATGCCCAAGATAATCTAAACCAGCATCTTTATGCTCGTCATAGTAATCTTGGGTGTATTCGGTGACTTTAAGATTGTTCACTAACACGAATAAGTCCTATTGCCCGTAAAGCAGATTCAGGGCTATCTACCCGACTAAGTGGCCCACCTTTCCAGTTGGCTATAAATTTAAGTTGGTCTGCGGTGAACTTAGCTTTAGCGTCACGCTTGACTTCCATCAAGATAGTTTCTCCGTTAAAGCACACCATCAGGTCAGGTATTCCTCTGCCCACCATTGATAAAATATAGACATCTGCCCCCGCTTTTCTGAGGGTTTCTACTATTTCTGTTTGATTTGCATCAGTTCTTTTGGCGTATGCCATTGTTTTTTAACAATATTCAGTTAAGATATGCTAACTTTATCACGATTAGGGTCTTATATGGCTAAAAATCAGTATGGTGATTACATTGGTGATGACGAATTTATAGAGAAGTGGCGAGCATATCCTAGCCCTACAGCATTAGCAGAACATTTAGGTATTGGTGTTCGTGCCGTTATGAATCGTAGGCGGTCAGTAGAAATTAGGCAGAACATAGAACTTGTAACCGACCTTAGTTATAAACAAGAAAAAAGCAAAGATTATATTGAGAGAGCTAGGGCTGACAAGGCAAAACGCCAAGAATTACTACAAGAACGCCTAGATGCTGCCACCCATAGCGTTAGACGGGGTATGGAATTAGAAAAGGGTAGAGTCATTATCTTTTCTGATGCCCACTTTACCGACTGCACTACAACAGGGTTTAAAGCTCTGATTAAGTTTATTGAGCATTTTAAGCCCAAAGCCATTATCTGTAACGGAGATGCGTTTGACGGGGCAGTACTCAGCCGATTCCCAAAGATAAATTTTGACCGCCAACCAAGCGTATTAGACGAACTAAATTACTGTAAAACGCATTTAGATGCCATTGAAAAGGTTAGACCTGCGGGCTGTAGGTTAATTTGGACTCTAGGTAATCACGATATGCGTTATGAGTCGGCTTTGGTGGCTCGTGCCCCTGAGTTTTCGGGGGTAGATGGGTTTAATTTAAAGTACCATTTTCCTCATTGGGAAACCTGTTGGTCATTTTGGGTCAATGAAGATACTGTAATTAAACACAGGCATAAGGGCGGTAGATACGCAGGGTATAACAATGTCCAAGCCAGTTTTAGTAATATCTTTACAGGGCATACCCATGTATTGACTCTAAGTCCTATATCAACCTTTGACCAAAAGACCTACTGGGGTGTGCAAACAGGCACTTTAGCCGACATCAATGCAGATAGCTTTAGCTATACAGAAGATAACGCAAAGGATTGGCGACAAGGCTTTGTTATGGCATCTTGGGAGCGTGGCAGACTTTTAATGCCTGAGATGATTCAGGTTTGTGGTGAAAACGAGGTAGAGTTTCGTGGTGAAATATTAGAAGTATGAAGATTACGCCTAAGATTATCGAACACATCTACAGTATGTTGTATTGCTGCGAGCCGTTTGCGTCTTGGGACTTGCCTTTGCCTGAAGAAATTAAGTTTGTAGTCGATAGCGACTTTGATGCTATGGGTACTTACCTTTACGATGATGGAGAAAAACACGCCCATACCATCACTATATCTGACGCTAGGTGCGGTCATTTAGACACAGTAATTAGGACTATGGCCCATGAGATGATTCATGCTAGTCGTTGGGATACAAGCACTCAGGCGTGGACTAAACACGATAAAACCTTTAGAAATAGGGCTAAAGCTGTAGCTACAGAATTAGGCTTTGACCCGTTGGAGCTTTGACTCCACTATACCTAGTAAGGTATCGAACTCAATTTGGTGGTATCTCTCGAAAGCCTTTGCTCCGAGTCCATGCACACCTGTAGCACCTCTGTGATGCTCGGTACATAAGGGGAGTATTGGTGCTTCTGACCGCTTTCCACCGAATCGTCTGACATGGTGAAGCTCTGCGGGGGTGTCATGGTAGCCCATGTGGTAGCATAAGACGCAACCAAGTCTTGCAATATCGTCATGGCGTTTTTTATCCTTTTTGTTCATATTTGTTAAGTTGTTCTTGTTCTAGTACATAGCTTGGATGGTTGTTTGCGTCAGAATAAAATGCTTTCTCAAACAAAGATTCCTTATCAATCCAACCTATTAAATCACCACCAGTATCATCAACCAAGACTAATACATAAATATCACATGGGTTTTTCCTATGATATTCAGTAACATATAGTTTACCGCTTGGATTTCTAGTGGTTTTTACATCAATGGTTTTGCCTTTACGACTAATCAAATCTATGGGATTTTTACGCTCATTTAAAGAAAAGTCAGGCATAACTCCTAAATGTTTAGCAACAATAAACTCGCCCATAAAACCTTCAATATCTATGTCGTATGGGTCACGCTTACTAACTTGCCTGTCTTTGTTAAATTGCATGGCGTTTTTACGCCTACAAGTTCCAATGTATTCGCAAATAAACAACTCTTGGCGTGTTAGGTCAATTCTCATTGGATATTTGCATCTTTTTGCAGTACATCCTCTAGTTCTTGGGCATAGTCAGTTATATCGCAGCTTAATAAATAGGCTTCGGTATGGTCATTTTTAAGTTTAAGTTCATGCACTTTTTTAATGGTGCGAGTTAAATCTAAGAATACTTCTGCAAATCCTCTCATCGTGTCAACCTTTCTAAGTTTCTGTCATTAGCTTGTTGGGTACGCCATGCTTCAAAACGCATCTTGGCGGCTTCTAATTGCCATCTAAGGGCTTCTTTTTGTTCTACCGCTACCCCTATGGCTTTGCATAAGTCTTGGTATTCAGGGCTACGATAAGCTTCCCGTTCCTGTGCCCCTAGCGATTGTTCTTCGGTCTGCGACATTTTGATGGCTTTCAGACTATGCCTAAAGTTCTCAAGTTGGGCCAACTCACCGCTTGCCTTGGCGTATTGCGGTGCTGTTTTAAATATAAAGTCTATTGCTTCGTGTGGGTCATATTCTTTCATCTAATCTCTCCATTAATAATTGCCATGCAACAGCAGCCACTTGCGGTACTTGTCCGTTGCCAATGGATTTAAGTCTGTCCACTCTTGCGGCCACCCCATCAGCCACTCGTAAAGGTTCGGGTTGATTGAAGATGGTATGTAAGTTCCATTGGCTTTGGCTGTTCTTGTCGCTCCCGAACCCCCAGCGTTGCCCCCGCCTGATGGTGTTGTCGGTGTTGGCCATATTACCCCCCGTTTCTGCATGGCTTTCCTGCTGTTGCTGCCCCCCGAACTGCCTGTCGTTGGAGTATGAAAAAACCTCTCGTTGTCGGGCAACAATCCAAACTCTCTTTCGGTGATGTTTAGCCCCGATGTCTGACGCTCCCAGCACTCCCCATTCCGCATCGAACCCCATGTTGGCCAAGTCTGCGAGAACTCGGTCAAG